AAAATCACCATTCAGCAGTTATTCTTGTGGGGGGAGACTTATGGTCTCCTTTTTTTGTGCTCTCAGATGGCGATTTCTACATTTGGTGTGACACTTGGAATGGCAATTTTGGAGGTGGGGATAGTACTGGGGTTAGAAAGTGGGGTTAGTTTTTATAAGAACTGGGGTTAGTAAACACGGTTTTGAGAGGGGGTAGTTGGAAGTATGGTAAAATATGGTTTTTTGAATGATAGGTGTAAAATATGCCTTGATACACCCTCCCTAAAAACCACCACCTATAAAAAGCATACATTATTATATAACGGATTATCAGTCCTTTTGGGGCGATTATATGGGGTGGATGGAGGGGGAATACCGAGAGAGGGGAGTCTGAAGGTATAATCGGGGGTATCCTCAGGGTAACGTTTCATGTTCTCCGGATGGTAAAAGTGCGCTCTACCCTACATTTGCATCTCCAGAAGTGTACGCATCCGATGCAGGTTTCCCTTTTTCAAGATTCATTTGGCGAATTTGTTCTTTGAGACGGCCGATTTCTTCCGCTTGTTGGGTTATGGTTTGTACGAATAAGTGTGCATCTGTGGTTTCCTGCTTCTCTTTCATTGTTATGAAAGCATCCCCTGTTCCCATGATGATCCAATCAATCGAAATATTAGGGTATGAATATTTCAGACTTCTGAGTAGCTCTATTGATAATTTCTTCCGACCACTTTTTATGTCGCTTATGCCAGCTTTATTTGTGCCAAGTATGCTTGCTGCTTGTACATAATCGGTTATTAGCCCTTGAGCTTTTAATTCGTCAAGTATTTGAATGAATCTGATATTTTCCTCCATAAAACGAGTTTGGTATGAAAAATTACGCTTAAATATTTTGTAGTATGAAAATCTCATACTATATTTGCATCGAGTTAAGAAATTAACGAGCGGCCAAAGATACAGAAAAGGGTCGAGAATAACGAATTTTAGTACTTAAAGAAAATGAACGAAGAAATCAAAGAATGGCAGACACAAAGCGTGAAGCACAAAGTAGCTTACGTGTTGATGATGGACGGTATCAGTTTCAGATACACTGAAGAGACCGGGATTGTGTTTTCCGCACCTGATTTTTATGTAAAGAATCTTATTCGGCGCTTGATGAGCTGCTACGGCGTGAGTTTGAAACCGATTATAAACGAATTTAAATAAGTGAGAAAATGAAAGCGAAAGTAATTATAGCGCAAGCAACGGCTGAAACAGCCGGACTTCTTTATGGATTGGTTAAGAAAGTGACAACGAAGACTGCTATCAAGTCTTATCCCAGTGTGGATTGTCAAGCTGTATTTTTCCCGGTTGATAAACACGATTTGGATTTTGTAAAGCGGGTGCTGACAAATCAGGGCTTTTCTTTCAAGGTAGAAGATGCAGAGTAATTAAATAAGCGGATAGGGATTATGGGAAAAGAGAACAGGAGAACGTGGAAAGTGAAACTCACCAGAGGAGACGGTACGGTTTGCCGATGGACGTTTGTCTGCACGTTGAATCACGCAAGAGACTTGATAAAGGGGTATGTGCAGAGTTGTGTTTACGACTGTTCGTGGACGATGACAGATGGCGAGATGATGATAGAGGGTAAGTCGGAAATACACGAGAACGGGCGGGGTGAGAAATTAAGCTGGAGCCGTAAGGAAATGCCAATAGGTGAAAGTGTTGAAGGATAACGGAAAACCGAGCGTGACAACCCGTGCGGCATTAAGAGACGGGTGGCGGTGTGGAAAGACACATGGGGTACTGGTTGTTTGCGTCAGGGTTCGATTCCCTGTACTCTACAAAGGTGTTAAAATGTGTTATAAACAAGTGAAATATGAAGAAGTATATTCATGTAACAAGTGAGGATCGCCAGTTTTTGGCCAAGGCTTTCAACGTAAGCAGCGTGACGGTTTGGAAAGCCCTGCGTTTTGAACAGGATACGGATACCATCCGTAGGATCCAGAAGGCCGCCCGTGAGCGTGGTGGTATTGTAATGGCGGTGGCTCCGGTTATGGAGACACTACACGACCATGATAACGTGATACGCCAATATTTTCCGAACGGCGCGTTGTTGGAGATCAGTAAAAACGACAGCACGGGTGTGGTGACTTATAAAGGGGAAGAGATGAGACATTATGATAATGTGACATTTTCCAATATAGACAGCATCCAAAATTTTGCGGCCGCATTGAAATAAGGAGGTGTGAGTATGGAATTTTTCGATAACAAACTTTGCATATCGTTTCGTGAACTTGTTGATGGCGGAATAATGACTGTTCCGAATTACAAGTATATGGCATCCAGTGGCCGGATAAAGGTAGCACGTCGTGGTGGTGGAGCGAAAGGAAATGGAGCTTTGATTGTTATTGATAGTCTGCCTACCTCTTACAAAGAAAAAGTCGAGGAGAAATATCCTGGTGGCAATGCCGTGCTTTTGCGTGGCTGGATAATATCGAATTACGAGCTTGATCAGGCTGCCGTCGCTTTCTTTATGGATTGGGCTGCCCGGCTGTCCAGCGATAAGGCTTCTGACGAGCTTGCCAGAAAGTATGCGATAAATGCTTCAGTACTGAATACTTGTATCAAGTTGTACAATCGTAGTCGTGATTATCGAAAGTTAATGGGAGAGAAGTATGATTGGAGCATGATGGCTACTACCATTGAGACGCTGCGCGAAGAGTTCGGGCATGATCTGCCGGCGAGTACCTTGCGTTTCCGAAAGAAGGTGAACGAGTACAAGCAGTACGGTTATGAGTGCCTTATCAGTGGAAAGTTCGGTAACCAGTGCGCGAGGAAAGTGGATTACAAGACCGAGCGTCTCGTGCTGAGCATCACGGTGCTGCCGAACCAGCCTTATGGCAGTGACGTACACGAGATGTATATCTCCTTTGTGTGCGGTGAGTTGGAGGTATGGGATTTGGAAACCGGGGAAATATTCAACCATAACGATTTTACGGATAAGAACGGTGATCCGAAAGAACTGAGCGAAAGTACCATTCGCAACATCTTGAACAAGCCGGCCAACCAGGTACTCATAGAGAAAAAGCGTCGTGGGTGGTCGGAATTCTACCACGAGCAAATGCCACACATGCACCGCCACAGTGGAGAGTTTTCCTTGTCCCAGATTACGATGGATGACGTGGATCTTCCGCGTCGCATGAAGGGTGGTGAATACGTACATGCTTATTATGCCTACGATGTGGTGAGCCAGTGCCGTGTGGGGCTTGCTTACGGCCGTGATAAAGACGAAGCCCTTGTGGTTGCCTGTTTCCGGGATATGTTCCGCCTGATTGAGCGTAACGGGTGGGGGATGCCTGCCGGTATTGAGGTGGAGCAGCATTTGATGAGCAAGTACAAGGAGGGCTTCCTGAAAGCCGGTGAGGTGTTCAAGTTTGTGCGTTTTTGTGCACCGTTGAACTCTCAGGACAAATATGCTGAGCCGTTGAACGGCGCATTCAAGACTACCATCGCCCATAAGAACCATGAAGGGGTGGGTCGTTGGTACGGTAAAGGGGCACGGCGTGTGGATCAGAAGAAAATCAGCGACACTGGGAATCATACCTACGAGGATAGGAAATATTATACGTTTGAGGAACTTGTGGCAGATGACCGCAGAGATTGTGCTGAATGGAACAACACGCTGCACCCGAACCAAAAGAAATATCCGGGCATGACCCGCTGGGATGTGCTTGTGGCGAGGATCAACCCGACTCTGCGCCCGCTTGACAAACTGACCCTGAGCCGTTATATCGGCGAGAGGGTGGAAACAAGCGTGAGACGGAACAGTACGGTACGTGTGGCGTACGCTGACTGGTGGCTGAGCGGTCCGGAGGTTCTTGAGAAGTTGGAGTCTAATAACCGCAAGGTGACGGCTTTCTATTTGCCGGATGAGGAAGGCAAACCGACTGATGTGTTCCTGTATCAGAATGACCGCTATATCGACAAGGTGCGCCCGGTTGTGACTTATAGCCGTGTAATGGCGGAACAGACCGAAGAAGATAAGGCAGCTTATACGGAACAGGCAAAGATAATGAGTCACTTTGACAAATGGGTACGTGATAACGCTATCGGTCAGGTAGGTGTGGCACCGGTCCAACGTGAGGAAGAAGATGAGGAAACGGAAAGCCTTGTATTACCTACGGCACCTGTTCCTGAAGAACCCGATGAAGCTTACGAATGGCAGCCGACCAATATGGCGGCAATGGCTATTGGAGATATGTAAGAATACGATTAGAATAACATTATAACAGCGTTTGAATTATGATTACAGAAGCGCAAAAACAGAAGATTTTGGGAGCGATAGCTGCCAACCGTGCGAACTATCCGAGTGACGCGAAACATGCCGCCTCCCTTGGTATCAGCACATCGGTGTACAGTGCCATTAAGAATGGACAGACGGATAAAGCCCTTAGTGATGCCAACTGGATAAGTATAGCCCGTCGTTTGGGTGTGGGCCTCCGTGCCGATATGGAGTGGAAGGTTGCCAAGACCGCCACGTTCGAGTATATAACCGCCCAGCTGGAGTTCTCCCAGCAGTCGAGCCTGTCGGCTATCCTATGCGACATTCCAAACATCGGAAAGACTTTTACCGCAAGGTATTATGTGCAGAACCACAAGAATGCCGTGTATATCGACTGCTCGCAGGTGAAGACCAAGCTGAAGCTGGTGCGTAAGATAGCTGCGGAGTTCGGAGTGGATGCCAAAGGTAAATATAGCGATGTATACGAGGATTTGACTTATTACCTCCGTTCCATTGAGAATCCGCTTATTATTTTGGACGAGGCCGGGGATTTGCAGTACGAGGCGTTCCTTGAGCTGAAGGCTTTGTGGAATGCCACCGAACGCAGTTGTGCCTGGTATATGATGGGTGCGGATGGTTTGAAAGAAAAGATCAACCGTTCGATAGAATGTAAGAAAGTGGGCTATACCGAGATGTTGAGCCGTTATGGAGACCGTTACAGCAAGGTGACACCTGATGACGGCAAGGAGCGTGAGGTGTTCTTGAATGCTCAAGCTCGGACGGTGGCTAAAGTAAATGCCCCGGCAGGTGCGGATATAACGCAGATTGTACGTAAGACACGTGGAGGTTTGAGGCGAGTATATACCGAGATAGAGAAACTTAAAATGGCATAGGCGATGGTTAAGATAGTTTTAGAGGACAAAGGTCAAGACCTGTTATGGCTCAAAGTAAATGAAGGTGGTCTTGTGGAGGAAGCCGGACCATTTCAAAATGAAATATGGAAAGATGCTTATGTCCCGTATTGGGGGCTTCGCATAGGGCAATTCTGCCCGATACACCATCCTCCGCATATCATCAAAGGGTTTCTGAAATATAGGATTGAATCAATAGAAAAAGAGTCATGAAACGAGCATATAGTCCGAAAGACATAGCCGCCAAGAAATGGGTAACGTTGCCATGGGGCGAGAAATGGAATAAGCCTTTCGGGTTCCCAGCGAAGAACGCCTCCTGGTTCATCAGCGGTGCCAGTGCCAGCGGGAAGAGCAGCTTTGTGATGCAGCTTGGCAAGGAACTGTGCAAGTACGGCCTTGTGTTGTACTTGAGCTATGAGGAGGGCGTGAACCAGACATTCCAACGCCGTATGGAATATTTGAAGATGAACGAGGTGCAAGGCAAGTTCCGTGTGGTTGTGGACGAGACCTATGAGGAACTGATAGACCGATTGAAGAAGCCGAAGTCCCCGAAGTTTATCATCGTGGATTCGTATCAGGTGTCGGAATGGGAGTATCCAGATGCGGTAGCCTTGATGAAGCGTTTCCCGAAAAAGTGCTTCATCTGGATCAGCCAGGAAAAGAAGAGCCAGCCGATGGGAGGCGGTGCGATCCGTTTGCGTTATATCTGCGACATGAAAATCCGGGTGGTCGGTTATAAGGCGTATTGTCAAGGTCGTGCCATCGGTGAGGCCGGCAGCTATTATGTGGTGTGGGAAGAAGGAATCATTCAAACGAGTAATAATTTGTGATATGGAAAAAGACAAGGTTTACATCAGCGGGGCAATAGCCCACTACAACATCGACGAGCGCAAGGGTGCGTTTGCCAATGCGGAACAGAATTTGAGAAATATGGGCTTTTCCCCGGTCAATCCTTTTAAGAACGGACTGCCGGATGAGGCTCATTGGAGAGAACACATGCGGGCGGATATCGCCCTGCTTCTGGATTGTGAGTATATCTATATGCTGAAGGACTGGGAACTGAGCAAAGGTGCGAAGTTGGAACTTGACGTGGCGAGTTCATGCGGCATTAAAGTATTGTTTGAATAAAAATGGCCGATATGGGAAAAATAAAAATGGAAACCGGTGTCGTGGTGATAACGTTGACCGCTACGGTATATAGAGGAATGATTCGTGAAACCTACTGCTCACGCATAGGATTTTGCGGGGAGTACAATAAGGAAATACTTTCTAAGATGGGTGATGAGTTCAAAAAGATATATGCCGGACAAATCGAGGCTGAATACAAAGGTAAATCAGTGAAACCGGATAAGATAATTTATCGTGTCAGTACCAAATCAACGGAATGTGAAATGATTCTTAATGGCAAATGATATGGCACAGGAAGTAACCAATTTCGCCCGGTTTTACGCTTTGTTCAACAAGCTGCCGTTCAACGGAGACCGGGAAGAGTTCAAGAAGTCCATCGTGTTGCAGTATACATGGAACCGGACAGACAGTCTTCGTGAAATGACGAGGCTTGAATATAAGACCTGTTGTGAGGGATTGGAGAAATTGGCCGGTGTGGACGAGCGTCGTCAGAAGATGCAGGAGGAGCTTAAATATTGGCGCAGCGTGTGTTTGAGACTCATGCAAAAAATGGGAATCGACACTTCGGACTGGGCGCGTGTCAATGACTTCTGCCGGAATCCTCGGATTGCGGGAAAGGCGTTCAGTCAAATCTCTTCGGACGAGTTGGAACAACTGGCCGTAAAGCTGCGCTCTATCCGGCGCAAGGGCGGGCTCAAGGAAAAAAAGAAAGAGGAAGTAAAACAACCGGCGGCGGTGACCTATATGTTCATAGACACCAAAGCCCCTAAAAATTGACGGATATGGATAAGAGATTCAAGGAGCTGCTTGAGAATGTCAAGAACCAGATACTTGACGTGTTCCCGGAAATGGACCGGGATGATCGGGAAGAGTTTTTCAACAGGCTGAACGAGTGGTCTTATGAGAAATATGAGGAAGCCCTGTTGGAAAGCGAGTTGGAAACGCCAGATTATGGTGAGGAGTATGAGAATTGATGGATTAACAACAAAAACGATTTGAATTATGGAAAAGAAGAACCAGACCGTCGTAATGACGGAAACCGAGAAGGCGGAGTTTGATGCCTTCCGTCAGGCGAAAGCCAAGAAAGTTGCGGAGGAGAAGGCGAGAGCCGACCGCGAGATGTATAAGCAGATGGTGGACGAGGAGATCGAACGCTCTATTCCGGTGTTGCAGGGTATCAGCGAGCGCATCAAGGAGAGCAAGCGGACGGTGATGGAGAATTTCAAGACCATCCTTGAAATGAAGTCCGACCTGTTCAAGACGAAAGCAAAGGACGATCAGCGCAGTCACACATTCACCAACAGCGAGGGAAGCAAGCGTATCACGTTGGGTGTGTATGTGACAGACGGTTACCGTGATACGGTGGAGGACGGAATTGCCATCGTGAAGGAATATATCGAAAGCCTCGCCAAGGACGAAAAGACCAAGGCGCTGGTGAGCATGGTTCTCCGCCTGTTGGCACGTGATGCCAAAGGAACGTTGAAAGCCTCGCGCATCGTTCAGTTGCGCAAGGTAGCGATGGAAACCGGTGACGAGCGTTTCATGGAAGGCGTGCGCATCATCGAGGAGAGTTACCAACCGGAGGTGAGCAAGCAGTTCATCAGAGCTGAGATAAGAGACAATAACGGGATGTGGAAGCCCATCCCGTTGGGTATGACAGAATCCTAAAAATAAAGAGTATGATACAGAATGTAGAGAAGAGCCCCAAAGTAGCCCTGTGCCGTGCTTGTCACGGCACGGGTGTCATACAGAGAACGACCGAACTTCCTTCCCGGATTTTCAGAAAAAAGAAAGTGAATACTATTGAGGAAACTTGTCCCCAGTGTGGCGGCAGTGGCCGGGTGATAGTGAGCGCGAAGATGGAACTGGACATTCAACCATATAATCCAAAGAAGGAGTAAGCGATGGCAAAGCGACGCGGAGTAAGTTATGAGAAACGTGTGGAGGAGATAAACAGGATATACGACCAATATGCCAAACGCGGTGTACCGAACCGCGAAATCTGGCGGCGGTACGTATATCCTGTATATGCCGTTACCGAACGTACATTCTACAATATACTCAACGCGAGCGCGGATGCGAGCAAGAAGATAGCTGACGAGGAGACCCGCCAGCTTTTACTCTTTAATGACGATGACTATGAACAAGGACGTGCAGAAGATAATCGCCCGGATCCTGCAGGATATCCGGGTGGAGATGACAGATGAGTTCGACCGTAATTTTGAGCGTCAGGCTTTTTTCTCCGAGGCATGGCAGCGGCGTAAAAGCCCGACACGTCCCGGAGGTTCTATTTTGATAGATACCGGCCGGCTCAGGCGGAGCGTTTCCAGCCGGACCACGGAGAACAGCATCACGTTTTACACTGACCTTCCGTATGCGGCCATCCACAATGACGGCGGGGAGATAAGGGTGACAAAAAAGATGAAGCGTTACTTTTGGCATAAATACTACGAGGCGACCGGTTCTTTCGGGCGCAGGAAGAATGGAGAGAAACGCAAGGACAAACGTACCGTGCAGCTGACCGGCGAGGCGGAGTTCTGGAAGCTCATGGCCTTGAAAAAGGAGGGCAGCATGATCAAGATTCCCCGAAGGCGTTTCTTGGGGGTTTCTCCCGAAGTGGAGAAGGCTGTCCGTGAAATCATAGAGGAGAATATAACGGAATATTTCAATGTTGAATTTGATATAAGACGGAAATGAGAAAGGAACTTTATAATATGCTCTGCAAGGAGCTGAAGGAGGTGGGCGGAGGCTTGATAAAACACATCGACCTGTGGAACCACAATGTGGAGTTTATCGAGCAGGAGGAGAATTGGGAACGCCCTGCCGTGTTCGTGGAGTTCTGCCCGATACGCTGGAACGCGATTGTGGACGGGGTGGAATATCGGGCCGAACCGGAAGTGAAACTGCATATCGTGACGGACTGGGCCGGTGCGGCCAACGAGGGCAGCCCGTTCAAGGAAGAGGCGTTGGAGGTGTTTGACCTGCCGGAACTGATACATGAGCGGCTCTCGTGCATGGATGGCGATACTTTCATGGCATTTGACCTGGTGGAGAGCCAGACGAACCACAACCACGAGGAGATTGTGGAAAATATCGAGGTGTATTCGTGCGTGGCCTTCAAACGGCTTCGATAAACGGCCATGTTCAGACAGTAAAGCCTCCGGCGGACAAATTACCGCCGGAGGCTTTCTATTTCAACAGGGGGCAAAGAAACGCCGTCAGGCAGCCTCTTTTTTGAACAGCATCATGTCCGTGTAGGATGAGCTGTAGTTTATGTGGGCGTTGAACTCCATCCGGGTACATCCCTCGAACGGGTTGCCGATGTTTTTGTTTTTCCCGATCCATTCGCACAGCTCCAGGATGGAGGATTTGTTTGAGGTGAAATAGACGAACGGATGCCCGGATAGCACGTTCAGCACGTCGAGGTAATCCGACATACGCCAACTCATATTGTAAGTACCCACGTCGGTGGAAAGGTACGGCGGATCCACCAGGAACACCACGCCCGGCGTGTCTTTGTACCGGTTGAACAGCTTCTTGTAATCGCAGGAGACGATTTCCAGCCCCTCCAGATAATCCGTGCACTCCGGATAGTCCGCTTTCCGGATGTTGTTATAAAGGGCTTCCTTCCGCATCTCCGGTACGTTCAGTTTATATTTCATGGAGAACATCAAAGAGGAGGACAGGGTGATGAAGTCCACGTAACCGGTCTCGTGCTCCTCCTGGAGGATACGGCTGAAGATGCGCTCACGCAGTTCTCCGGTTATGGTCTTGTGCCGTGGAACGGAATTCCCTACCATGGCACGCAGGTCGGCGATCAGCCGGTTTGTCCTTGGGATGTTTTCCAACCGCTTGTGGTAATTGTCGAAATCGTTGTATATGACCGTGGCTTCCGGCTTGCATCGTTTGGTGATGTGTGATAACAGGCCGGAACCGCCGAAAAGGTCAACGAATACCGTGCTTTCCGGATATTGTTCCAAAACTTTCATAAACTTGCGTGCGAACATGCGCTTTTGGCCCACGAATGGCAGCGGGGCTGACAGATACGTCTTTTTCATACGTTCAATTCGAATTTTACGTTAGGATTTCCGGCAAGCAGTTCTTGTGTGCGTGTGACGTTGTTCTCGTAAATATGCACGTTGCCGAGGTTGATTGTGATGGATTTCAGGGGCAGTTCTATTTGCCGGGATATAAGGTACAGGTGATAGATGTCCGCCGGTAATCCGAGGTTGGCGTCCGAGCTACGCTGGTAGGCCGTCAGGACCAGTTCGCCTTGCTCGATCTGGAACTGTACGAGGCTGAGGCATGGTGCCTGGTTGCTTTCCGTGCCGGTCGAACCGAGGAACAGCACGTAGTTCTTGCTGCTTCGTTTTTCCCGGTTGATTTTGCCAATCAGAGGTGGCAGCTTCTCGAAATAGGTAGGGTAGGAGTTCACGAGGATGGAGCCGCAGTAGTCCCACCAGTTTATCCCGGCTTCCCGGTATTTCTCAACCTGTCTTTCCCCGCTCATGAAGAGCGACAGTTCGCTTCTGAGCTTTTTCCGTGCGATATTGTGTCCCTCGAAAATATCGAGCAGTTCCGCCGGGGACAGTGTTACCGTTTCGTTCAGCAGGTAACGGCTTTCACCTTTCCTGCCTTTTTGTGTCTTGCCGTCGGCAAGTACCTTTTTTAGGATTTGATAATACTTGTTCATGGTGTGTTGTTTTGATACCCCGCAAAGGTACCGCGCCGTTATCCCTCTTCAATGGGGAGGCTGTCCCATTACACTGCAAACGGGTTACAGTCGCTTTGCAGCCGTTTGATGAGCGTGTATACCTTTCGCTCGCAAACATTATAACGTTCGGCCAGTACTGCCACGATGTAGGAAACCTTTTCGCCTTCGTCCAACAGCCTGTTGTAGTCATTGTATAGTTCGATATACTGTACGTCTTCCATCCGGATTCCTACTTTCCGGCATGTTTTCAGCATTCCTTTATTCAATTTCAGTATCTCAATTACTTTCATATTCAACAAAAATTAGTACTTTTGCACTGTCTCACTTATTTATGCGCAGAAGCGTACACAAAAAAACCTCTTGCAGGCGAACGAGGGTTTATGCCCCCGGTCGTGCCTGTAAGAGGTATCTTTGTGTTAATAAGTAAGTGAGACGACTAATTAACAGGCCGGGGGCTTTTTTTTACAGCCTTACCCCCGAAGGCTTTTTTTAATCTACCGCATATAGCGACAAATCAAATACATCTTTCTTTTTCCATCCGTCGGCCAGCGTGTTTTGGATATGCTGCATGGCTTTCGTATAGAAGTCTGTCAGGTCTTTCAGTGTGGCAAACTCGCGATAGACCGGTTCGGTGTCCGTCCCGAATTTGAACACGACCGGAAGAGTCGCCCCTGCTGTTTGCACGGCAAGGTCGTAGGCTGCCTTGTAGTTGAACTGGTTCTCGCTTGACAACCATACCGGGACATTCTCGTAGGTGAAACCTGATAGGATATCCTTGTCGGTTTCCCGGTTGTGCCATGTTATGACCGTGGAGCGTATCTCGTCTTCGGTGGGTCGATGGTCGAACTCCTCTTCCATGTAGGTGGCCGATCCGTTCTCTCCCGGCTGCACGTCCCATCGGACACGCCATTTGTTTTTAATGGGGTTTATGCATTCAAGCAACCGTACCCCGGTGTTTCCTTCCACTTTTTTCATCAGCTGAATACATACTTGGTTCTACCTTTGCCGAAAGTTTCCGTCCGGATGATGGTCTCAAACGGAAATCCGTCCGGCATTTCACTCACTTGCGCGAGGATGTTCTTCATCTCTTCCGAGTTGGTGAAGAACTTCTTGGCCTCGCCATTCATCTCGATGGCTACGATACAGCGGTCTTCGCCCTGTTCGGTGCGGATGCCGGTCTCGAAGTCCTTCACGATGATGGGTAAGTTCACTAATTCCCGGATGCTTACCACGGAGCCGGGAAAACGTTTCTTGCCGTCTTCCGGCTTGTAGGAAACGTTCAAATCCTTAAAAGATCTCATTTTTTTGCCTGTTAATTTTTTAAACAACATATTACAATCTGCGTGTTTGGCCATGCCATAAAAACTGGCCACCAGTTCACGCCTTCTTTTCCTCGATTTTACCTCGTGCATTTTTCGGGCGAACTTCTGTTTGATGCGCTTGCGTAGGCGCACATGGTCGGGGTATATGACATATCCCAAGAAGTCTATGCCCTCGTCCACCGGGAATACACGTTCATCAGGCTTTACGGTAAGCCCGATTTGTGCGACCTGGAAGTGGACGGCATCACGAATCTTCCACAATTCTGATTTCGCGTCACCGAGTACCACACCGTCATCGCAATAGCGGTAGAAATGGCGGACGCCGTACTTGTCCTTCAAATAATGGTCTAAAAAAACAGACAGGAGCAGGTTGCCCAACCCTTGCGACGACCTCAGCCCGATGCTGATTCCTTGCGGCATGAGCCTTACGAAGTTGTCAAGCATGGCGATGAGTTTCTTGTCTTTGAATACCCTCCGGACGCAATACATTACGAAATCCTGCCCCACGCTCTCATAGAACTTGGAGATGTCGAATTTGTAGCAGTAGCGTGTTCCTTCCGGGTCTTCTTTCATGTCGCGGCGTATGTACTCCATGAGGTCGTGCATGCCGCGGTTCTTGATGCTGGCTGAGGTGGTACGGATGAACCGTTTCTTCAGGTGCCTGTCCACTACGGCCATGATTGCGTGGACGGCGATGCGATCCTTCATGGTGAGTATCTGGATACGTCGCATTTTTCCACCCTCCACGATTTCCCTCTCCCGGTAATCCTTGACGGTGAATGTACCCGTCTTGATTTTTCCGGTAAGTTCCTGAAGCACCTCTTCCCTGTGCGCAAGCAGGTAACGTCCCTGGCGGCTTTTTTTTCGTTTGGAGCCACGGAGGACTTGGTCGAATGATTCCGCCATATTGGAATAATCGGCAATCTCTTCCACTATATATCCTTGCCTGTGCATTATAGCATTGTTTTTTTTGATTGTTTTACAAACGGAAGATAAGGGCCTTCCTTTCCCCGGGTCTGACTTCTTCGAGCTGACTTGAGCCTACCAAACTCCACCCGATGCGTGATTTTTCAGCTTTCCGCACCTGTGCGCTTTTGCTGTGGCTTGCTTCCCTCGGCACCACGGTAGGGGACACGTCCCCGGTGTTGTACGCCGATTGTTAGATTTCCAGACGGGAGCCGACATTCGTGTTCGAGTTCGATGCATCGTTATTCGCATTCGCATTCGACACGCCGCCATTCGCATTCGCATTGTTGTACCCGCGATAGACCACACGGACTATCAGGAAGCTCCACCGGGGTGCAAAGGTACGGATAAAAGCCAGTCCCCTTGTTAGATAACGAGGAAAATCAATGCGGCGATTGCTCCTCCGGTCACGGTGAGTGTCCAGTCCGTCCAGTCCCAACGACCGCCCCGGAGCTTGTCTTTGAGCTCCAGCGAGGAGGCTGCGATGGCGGCTGCGTATAAGGCCGCGTACGGTGTTAGGGCTGGCAGCCCCACGATAAAACCGCCTACCAGGTGTTTGTAGCGGTTACTTTGTTTCAAAATAGAAAGAATCTTGTTCATAAGCAATTGGATTAAAAAATGTTTTGTATATTTGCAAACACAGAAGCATTGAGGGAATGACGAGCAGGCGTTTTAGTCCAAAGTGTCGCCCTTGGTGCTTTTGTTTTTTTATTCTACTATATCATTTACTGAGTATAAAAAGTATTTTATGCGGATATAACCGTTATCCCTTCTTGTTACTTCTTTAGCAACATTAAGCCTTACCCATTTTCCATTGATTTTAACTTTGAAGTAGAAGAAGTGTTCCACATTGTCCGTCCTTGGGTGAGTCAATGCGGAATCATCCACATATTCGGCACGTTCAAGGTGTGAATCCAGGTTCTTCAAGTCCTCCTTGGAAACGATGCGTGTCCGTCCGAATGTGTCGGAGAACAAGTGCTTGTTGCCCTCTTTGGTAAAGCCGATATTCATGTCCTTGCCATTTATGTTCTTTCCCACTTTCTTTTGAAGTAGCGGCTCCATTTCATGCAGATAATGGATACGTTCGATGGCTCGTGCGGACTTTTCCCGGTCTCCGGCGCATTTTTGTAGTATTTTGCAGGCGGCGCATAGCTCGTTGTCCGGGACGAAGGCCAGTTTAAGTTTCCCTTTGGCCATATCACAATCCCTGCACCTTTTGATGGTGTATGGGTTGTAATCTGGCATGGCCTTCTGTTCTTTTCCCGGGTTGAACCGGAAGATGCCTTTGGTGTCCCTTTGAAGGGCTGACTCGCCCAATGCCATCGCCTCATCGTAGGGCGTTTCCGGATATTTGGATTTTCGTACCTGGACTACGGTGCACCTGCAGTTCCATCCATTTGGCGGGAAATACTCTTCCCAGAAGGGGTCTGTCATAGGTCGTGTTACCCCATGCAGTTCGGCATGTTCCGGGCGAACCTTGCCATCCCCGGCCGTTCGGTACTGGAGGTTGTAGCGGTCCCCGTCTTCTGCGAACCGTTCCCACTTGGCGGCCATAGTCGCCGAAGCCTGCACAAAGTTGTACTCTGCCCGGAGGTAGCCCCGATTATAGGTTTCGTCTATCTTCCGGACATCGTTCAAAAAGCGTTCGAACGTTTTCCGATTGCCGTTCTCATCCAGCAGGGAGGGGAAGGCTTCGTTCAGTTCATGGAACGTCTTCAGGCCTGAGAATATATAATCCGACCTCTGCAGGCGCCCTCGCATGGCCTCGGACATCTCCACCTGCCGGAATGAAGAGTCCAGGACGGAGGCGTGCGTCTCTATAAAGTCCTGCGCCTCTTCTGAAGCCAGTATGTTGATTTCAAGGTTTGCCCCCTGCTCCTGGAACAGGGCTTTCATCATGCGGTCGAACATCTCTGTAAGCTTGTCACGCATCAATTTTGCCTCGTCCTCTTTTGAGAGTTGGAGGGTATGATTGCCAAGCAATGAACTGTAGCGTAGATGCAGCCCCGAATAATCCTCGGGGCTCAGTCGAAAAAACGGGACAGCGTTCCAGCCTGTTTGCCGTCTTTCTTCTTTTTCGGATCTGCCGGGTCCGGCTCTTCCTTCGGTTCCTTCTCCTCGCACGGAATGCCGTATTTTTCCTCAAAGTACTGTGGCTTCACCTTGTAGTGCTGCAGTACCATTTCTTCGTAGGCTTTCTGCTGTTCGGGCGTGTAGTCAATGGAGTAGTCCCAATCAAAGCGCAGCCCTTTGACAGGGAACCCGTGGCGCACCATTCGCGGAATGAGCTGGTTGTTCACTATATCCCGAAGCATATCACAGTCGCTTTCCACGAGGTTCTGGAATACTTCCAGGTGCGTTTCAGACTGTGAGAGGCTGCTTCCGTCCTCAATGGTCATCGTCTGCCCGATGATAAGCTTTGACAGTTCGGAGTTGGCCCGATCGATGCGCTTGTCATAGACATTGAATGCATCCCCCTTGCCACTTTCCACAAATTCAATTTCGGTTTCCATTCCTGCTACCATGGAGAGGGCGGTTCCGGCCTCTCGGAGCATCTTGTCAAGGCGGTCGATTTCTTTCTGGTCGCGCGAGGTGGTGCGTGCTATACGCATGGGCATTCCGAATATTTCCCCGAAGGTATCCCAAAAAGCCAGCATATTCTTTTTGGGTATAGTCTGTGAAGCTGCCTTGAGATACAGCCCGAGGTCGTCAGGTCTGCCGGCTTCAATGAGCCAGTCCGAAAAAGGCGGCTGGCGGTAGTCTATACCTGTAGTCCAGTCCTGCCCGAGGTCGGTTATGACACGCCCGTACTCAGGAATGACATGCTTGCGCGGAATAAGCTTCACATCCGAATAACAGATGCAGCCGTCGCCGTCAGTGCAAAGGTCGCCCAATTCGATGAGCGAATGCCCCCAGTAGATTGAATCAAGGGCATAGCGCATGAGCTGCTTGAACCAGGACTGGTCAAAGAAGTGAACCGCTTCCTCGTTCTCATCCCCTTTCATATCCACGATTTTGAAAGAGCGTGCCATGACAAAACCTCTGCGCTGCTCCACGCATCCGGAGAGGTGAAGGTCTATTTCTGCGTCCCGGTAGATGTCGTACAGGCGCTGGCGGCTGGGGCTGTCTACATTGATGGCATACTGCCAGGCATCGCGCCAGTTCTTGATGTCCTTCCGGGTGAGTGCATCGGTGGTGCGTTGCAGGTCGATGACCATTTTCTGCACCCGCTTGATGTCTTTCCCCTTGGCCAGATTGAAATTGCCGTATGGTGTTTGCAGTACGTTTTTCGGTTTACCAGAAAACATACCGCTGAAAAAGTCTTTAATATCCATAGTCCTACCAGTTATGATGAAGCTGCTTCTGGCAGCTGTAAACAAATGAATTACCGGACGGCAGCCCATCCTCTCCGACAGCCGGTGGCAAGTCGGGGACAATTTTGCCGGCCTGTACGCCTTCAAGCCATTTGACGGCACGTTCGTAGCGTTCCTTTCGTACCTCGCTTCCCATTTTCTGCGGCATTGATGCGCTCATGTGATAGAGTGCGATGTCGCAGGTGTACATGACAATGAGCCGGTTCCGGTGTTCATCCTGTGCAGAGAAAATGGCCGTACAGTCGTATTTCGGCCGTAGATAACCGGCAATTTCTTCCCGGGCTTCCGCTTCTGCATTGGTACGGTTTTCCGGGCTTACTTGTGAGATAACCTTCAATGCGTTGTCGCCGATGACAACTTTGTAATCTTCTTCTGTAATGAACATGACTTTACTTTTATTTAGTGATGAACAATGCCATTTTTTCTATATCCCGGATAGTGGTTCCCTTGCGGAAACGGTGGCGGTGAATCAGTTCACAGATGTTCCTTTTGGGAACAACTTTCAGTTTGCCACCCATATACAGGACGTAGTACTTTCTTCCGTAGAGCTTGGCGTACTTGCAAGCACGGGCAACGGCACGTTTATAGCGCCATGCAAAAATCATTCTTTTAATCAGCTGTATCATGTTACCATATATTTTTGGCGGTCGGCCTTTTGCCGAACACCGGTTGAAAACTCTCCTGTCTTGAATTTCGCTGCAGTATCCAGATGGCTCCCTCGTCGGCATCCGGTGCATCATCGTGAATACGGCTGCCACGCTCCAGTGCCAAGGTCTGTTCGATGCCGGTCTGCATATCCGGCGATTCTTTCAACTTCTCATTGTAGAATACGAAACCGCGTTCCCATAATGGTGAGACCGCTTCGATGCGCTGGAGCTTGTCCGGCTTCTTTCGTTTGTCCGGCATGATGGGCAGTTGGTATCCACGCAGATTTCCTTCTGCCTCAAACTCATCCAAAATGACATCCTGCATGAAGTTCGCTTCCATAAAGAACTGCACGGCTGCAGTGTCACGTGTACGCTCGTAGAGGTCGTACAGCCAACGCACCATGCCGGAAACGGTATCCTGCCGGACATAGCAGTCTATAAGGTGCAGTTCCTTCCCAATCTTGCCCCAAAGGCGGCAAGCCTTGTAGTCGTTGGAAGTGGTCGATTTGAACGAGGGGTCGGTATAGCAGACCAGCATTTCATACTTGGATAGCCTGGGCAGTTTCTTGTAACGAATCCAGTCTGCCCGAAAAATAGTTCCGTCCACGATGGGGTTGTGCATCATCTCCTTTTCCCATGCCCGGTAGCCTACGAAATCCCTGTATTCCTGTGCCTCCTCTTTCGTCCATTTTTCGCGCCATACCGGTTCTCCGTTCTTGTCTATTGCCTTGATGACGGATACATGTACCCCTTTTGTCTTGGTGAGATTGGCCAGCACCGAGTTTTTAGAAATGAGGTTCCCGACCATGATAAAACGCCCCCGGCCCACGTCCAGTGCACCAAAAAGGGCTTCTTTCACCCAGTCTGTAATGTCATGCACCCGTTTCTCATTGCGGCACAGTTCGTCATCATCCAAGTCATCGATGACGATGTAGTCCGGACGTGCTTCCCGGTCGCGCAGACCACGCGGAGACTGTCCGCGTCCGCAAGCCAGGAATTTCACCCCGTTGGCCGCCTTGAACTCCCCATCCTGCCAGGAGGCATTCCCCTGCTGCTTGCCGAAGTCGGCAATGATGCGCTGGTTGTGTTCCAGTTCCGCCTGAATATCGCCCAGCAGACGTGTGGCAGAGTCTTCGCTTTTGCCGACCACCACCATGAAATTGATGAGCCGCTTTGGTTGGAACATGAGCCATAATGGGACGAAGATGTCCATGTGAGTGGACTTGGCATGACCGCGCGGCCACATGAATACCGCCTTCAGGTTGGGCGTACCCTTTACTTTGGCCGCTGCCGCATTGTGGAACGGTGCATTGTGAATGGTGCGTATGGCTTCCCCGGTAGTCTTGTCACGCAAGGTGAGGAAGTGGGGAAAGTAATATTCGCAGAACGCGGCATAGTTACCCTGCAGCCGCAGAATGCGCCTGTCTCTTTGTGCCGGTGTCTCGCCTGCGAGCAGCGCCGTATCCGTAATGGACTGTACCCTTTTGCAGTGTTCCTTCCACTGTTCGTATGCCTGTTTCTTTTCCGCTGCTGTTGCCATGCCCTTGTTATTTTATGCCCATCTGTTCGGTTATGTACAGGTCCTGGTACTTGTTGATGGCCTTTACCAATTCCGGGGTTACATCCGGGTCGATCGTCGAGCGGTATTCGATCCATTTGGAAAATGCCATGAACACTTCGATGGCATCCACCACATTGGCCTTCTTGTCGAGCTTCTCGATGACCGCCGACAGTTTTGCCAGCTTGTCGCCCAGCCCGGCTATCAATGTGGGGTCATCCGACGAGTTCACTTGTGTGATAAGCGTGTCGATGGTGAGCAGAAGCTTGTTCACCAGTTCCGGCCGGGTGACGTTCTTTGCCGCCCTTGCTTCTTTCCACCCTTCGGAGGTACACCATTTGGATATGGTGACACGAGACACGTCCACCTTTTCCGCTATTTCCGTTTGCTCCATTCCGGAGAGGAATAGTGAGCGTGCGAGCGATTTCTTCTTTTCGATTTCTGCCTTTGTCATATTATAAAGAATATAGGTTTGAACGGCAGGTATTGGAATGACTGTACACCTGCCCGATTTGTTCGCAAAGTTGTCCGCTTATCGGTTTGCCGCCAAAATAATGTGTAACGGTTTCATAGAAGTGTGCAACCGTTGCACACATTTTTGGCGGTCCTGCGAGTGCTCCGTAATATTGCAGAGCCAACGCACAAAGGCGTGGCATGGAAAAATGAGTAAACGTGTAAGAATTTCAAATGACAGCCTGAACAGTTACGGAAGCCGCGTGCTGACATCGGGCATGAGTGTGGAGCAGTACTGCCGGAATCCGGTACTGCTGTACATGCACCAGCGCGGTAGCGTGATCGGTTATGTGAAGGATATCCGGGTGGAAGACGGCGAGGTGACCGGTGAACCCGTGTTTGACGAGGCGACCGACCTCAGTAAGAGGTGTAAGAAACAATTTGAGTTCGGCAGCCTGAGAATGGTAAGTGCCGGCATAGATATCCTGGAACTGAGCGAACAGCCCGAACATCTACTGCCGGGACAGACTTGTCCGACCGTGACCAAGAGTAAACTGTACGAGGTCTCTCTGGTGGACGTTGGTTCTAACGATGATGCCATCATATTGATGAAAGACGGTAAACAAATCACTTTGGGAAGGGACGGGGAATGTCCCTTGCCATCAATCAATAATCAAAAAACAGAAGAAGAAATGGAACTGAAACTTTTGGCCCTTCAATTGGGGCTGCCGGAAACGGCGACGGAGGCTGATGTAACCCGGGCATTGAATGACCTGAAAGCGGCCAAGGCTGAGAATGACTCTCTGAAAGATGAAAACGGGAAGCTGACCCTGGCCCGCATTGCCGGTCTTGTGGAAAAGGCCGTAGCGGAGAAACGACTGGGGGAAGACAAGAAGGCGCAGTTTATCGAACTGGGCAAGAAGGTTGGATCCGACGAGCTGAAGAATGTGCTTGATGCCATGCAACCCCAGGTGAAGATCTCCACCGTGCTGAGTTACCAGGGTGGCAAGCAGCAGGCACAGCCGTCCACCTATGCCAAGCTGAGCGATGTCCCGAGTGACGCACTGCTTGAAATGCGTGAGCAGAACCCGGAGGAGTACAAGCGTCTGTACAAGGCCGAATATGGAATGACCTGTGAAATTTGAAAACCTTTAAAATGAAGACAATGGGAAAAATTGTAATGCTTTTGACGGCACTCCTGTTCAATACGCTGACAGGTGCCGTGTGTGCTTCCGTGCTGGGATTCTCTCCTGCAGCCGGAGCTGTGGGAATGAATGCGGTGGCAGCCTTCATGGGCATGGCTCCGCAGAGCGCTTCAATACTCCGTGAAGGGGTTTATACGGAAATCTGGACGGGCGAGCTTGTCAAGGTACTCCGTGCCGGGCTGGAAGGCACGTGGCTGTCAGGAATTCCCGACCAAAGCAGTATCGTGAACAACGATGTGATTCATCTGGTAGAGGTAGGGGTGGATCCGGACGTCTTGATTAACAACAAGACCTACCCGATTGATGTACAGGCTTTGGAAGACAAGGACATCGCCATCAAGCTTGACAAATTCCAGACCAAGGCAACGCCGATTACGGATGACGAACTTTATGCCATCAGCTATGACAAGACCGCCCGTGTAAAGGAAGGTCATGCCAACAGTATCAATGACGCGAAGTTCACCAAGGCGGCCCATGCCCTTTGCGCAAACAAGAATACGGCAACGACCCCGGTGCTTAAGACTACCGGCGAGAAGGATCCGGCCACAAACCGTCTGCGCCTTACCGTGAATGACCTTGTGGAAATGAAGCGTGCCCTTGACAACCTGCGCGTGCCGTCAGACGGCCGCAGACTGGTGCTTTGCCCCGACCATGTGAATGACCTGCTGCTGACCAGTCAGGCATTCCGCGAGCAGTACAACATTGACCGCAACAGCGGCAAGGTAGGCAACCTGTACGGCTTTGAAATCTATGAGTACGGCAACAATCCGCTTTATACTACAGCCGGAGTGAAAAAGGCATTGGGTGCAACGGCAGAAGCCGGTGAATTCCCGTGTTCGTTTGCCTTCTACAAACAGCGGGTTTTCAAGGCAACAGGCTCTACCAAGATGTATTATTCCGAGTCAAAGAACGACCCGTTGAACCAGCGTAACCTGATTAACTTCCGCCATTACTTCATCTGCATGCCCAAGAAAGAGGATGCCGGAGTGGTAATGATGAGCGGCTATCAAGCATGATGATTATGGCAAAGTTGAAATATCTGGTAATACACTGTACGGCAACTCCGGAGGGACGTGAGGTTTCATCTGCGGACATCCGCAAATGGCATACATCTCCGGTTGCCCAGGGAGGAAGAGGATGGAAGCAGGTGGGCTACACCGACTTGTTCCATCTGAACGGAGGTGTTGAACGCCTTGTGGACAATAACGAGGACGCTGAGGTCGACCCTTGGGAGGTGACGAACGGCGCGAAGGGTTACAACTCCGTTTCCCGGCATATTGTGTATGCCGGAGGATGTGCCGCTGACGGCAAGACTCCGAAGGACACGCGCACCGGTTGTCAACTGAAGGCGATGGAGAAGTATGTGAAGGACTTCCACCGCCGCTTTCCGGATGTTCGCATTGTAGGACATAGCGAGCTGGCGGCGAAAGCCTGCCCCAGCTTTGACGTACAGAAATGGCTTAAAGAGATCGGTATTAACCAATAAAAAAAGAAGAAAGAAATGAAACGAATTATGTTGTTTTTGATGCTGATGCTTGGAACGGTGTCGGCAGTAATGGCCCAAGGAGTCGATGTTCCGGTTACGGATTATGACGCGATGATTGGCACGTTTGCCGGTTTTGCGGCCGGTGTGGTAGTATTGACGGAAGGCTTGAAAGGCTTGTTTCCGAATATGAAAGGCTGGGTAACCCAAATTGTCAGCTGGTGCGTCGGTATTGCGGGCGCCATGTTGCTGTGGTGGCTGGATGCCGGATTTGTGTCGGATGTCCAGTGGTATATAGCCCTGCTTTACGGTTTCGGTGCGTCCCTTGTCGCGAACGGGATCGCGGACACGGGGCTGGTGCAATGGCTTATCGGCCTTATAGTCAAGAAATCGGAAAGCAAGTCATAAACGGGTATCAGAGATGGAGCTTAGTGAAATACTCAACCTGGTACTGGGCGGCGGTTTATTGGCGGCTGTCATCGGGCTTCTCACGCTGAAGGCGACTGTCCGCAAGGCGAATGCCGAGGCGGAGAAGGCGAGGGCCGAGGCCGAGACAGTCCGGATTGACAACACTGAGCAAGCCACCCGGATATTGATAGATAATATTGTTGAACCATTAAAGAAGGAATTGAATGAGACCCGAGAAGAACTGCGTGCGACCAAGAAGGAGTTTGGGTCTACCAAGCGCGAGATGGCCCGGCTTCGCAAGGCTATTGGTGATGCCGGCAATTGCAAGCATTCTGGTGATTGTCCTGTGCTTTTCCGGTTGCGCGAGCACCCGAAAGACTGTGAAGGAGACCTCCCGGACGGAGGCGAATCGGATGGCGGTGGACAGTCTGGCCAAAGAAGTCCTCCTTGTACGGACGGAGGCGGTCCCGAAGTCGGAGGTACGGCTGGTGATACCGGCTGACAGCCTGATGAGACTGCCCCCCAGGGCATCGTATAGCGGAAAGAGCGGGCAGGCGAACGTGTCGGTAAGCCGCGACGAAGACGTGATCGCCGTGCACGCGAGCTGCGACAGTCTGCAAATCCTGGTCGAGTATTATGCGGGCAGGTCCGAGACGTACAGGGAAGCCTGGAAGGAAATGGCGGATTTGTACGAGGCGGAGGTAAAACAGCGTTCGAACCCCGTTCAAATCTTCTTATATGGTTTCGGGGCTGGAATACTGATATGCGTTTTAGCGGTAATATTAATTCAAAAACAAAAGAAAGATGGCGGATAAGAATTTCATGTACGGCATCGGTGCCGTGAAATATAAGGATTTTGTCGTGGGCTATATCGAGAAAGGCTCCTTTGACTTGGGCGGCCAGAAACCTGAGGCGGCGAAAATCGAGGCGGAACAGGTGCCCGGTGCCCCGGTACTGGTCATAGCCCAGTCGAACGGTAGCATAGCGCCGACGTTCAATGTGATCCAGATGGACTTTGATAACCTGCACAAACTGCTGGGCGGTTCTCTTCATTACAAAAAAGAGGACACGGAAAAGAAAACCCCGGTGGGCTGGACGGCTCCCTCGACCGCGATGGTGATGCAGGGTCCCTGGGAACTTGCCCTTGTGTCCGGGAAGAGCATCCTGATGCCCAACGCGACACTGCTCTCCAATTTGGGCGGCAAGCTGACCCTGACAGAAACGGCGAAGATCGAGTGTACATTGGAGGTGGCGATGCCGGAAGACGGTTCGCAGCCTTACGGTGTGTTTGACACTGAATCCCTTCCCGATGAGTGGACACAGTACAAGCTACCGGCGGCGGAAGCCGCGGTCGCTGCGGAAGTACAGACCTCGGACGGGGAGGGTTAGCGTATGGACGACCGGTTGGAGCAACTGATAGAAATGGAGTGTGCGGACGCGTTGCTGGACGGTGGCGTGTCCGTTCCTCTTAAAAGGTGGAGCGTCCCCTTTAAGAAGCGTCCCTTGGAACTGCGTGTGATAATGAAGCGTCCCCGGCTTCGGGGTCAGATGCTGCTGGCCAGGGAGTATCTGAAACTGGGTGTGGCACCCGGCTGGAAACCGAAGGACAAAGCGGAGGAAATGGCCTTTGTAGCCAAACATGGAAAAGGTATCAGCCGGATGTTGGCTTATACGGTATGCCGGGGCTGCGTGGCCCGGCGTGTAGGCATAGGACTGACGGCATGGATACTCCGGGAGCTTGTCGATTGGAGATTCCTGGTGACCGTGTTCCGGACGTTCGAGCGTCTGATGGGCACGAAGGATTTTATGCGTATTATCAGATCGGTGGATCGGGCGAACCCGATGAAGCCGAGACTGAGCCAGAAAAGGAAGGGGAGTTAAGGACAGAGTATGAAGGTTCCCATAGCCCCTTTGGATTTGTATGGCAGATTGCATCGGCGACCGGCTGGAGCGTGGATTACATCCTTGACGGGGTGAATTACCAGACGCTGATCATGATGCTGAGTGACGCGCCCCGGTATGTGAGGCGGAAGAAAGGCGGCGGTGAAGGCAGCCGGAGAACGGACCGTAGCGCGGAGGACGAGGCGGACGATATTGTAGGATTTTTTCAAAGCAGACTGGAATGAAACCTGTAGAAGTTGAATTTTTGATGAAGGACGGCCTTACGCCCAGCATGGACAAGGCCGAGCGTGAGGCGCTGGAGCTTCGTAACACCGTCAGGGTGTTGGAGGCGGAACTGGAAAGACTGCGTCTTGCCGGTGAGACGGCCGCCCCCAATCTGGACCAGAGCGCCAACATCGCCCAGATCCACGCGCTGGAAAAGCAGCTTGAGGAATTGCGTGGCAAGTTGAGACAGCTTCAGGCGGAATCGGAAACCGTACAGGTCACGCCTTCAGACATGCCTAACGCACAGCGCCAGTTTAACGGCTTGCACAACAGTATCCAGCAGATCGCCCGTGAAATGCCCTCGTTGGCTATGGGACCGCAGATGTTCTTTCTGGCCATCAGTAACAACCTGCCGATATTCACCGATGAGCTGGCCCGTGCCCGTAAGGAATACGACGAGCTGCGGAAGTCGGGGCAGAAAGGCACGCCGGTATGGAAGCAGGTACTCTCTTCTCTTTTTTCCTGGCAGACGGCACTTACGACCGGCATCATGCTGCTTGTGATGTACGGTGACGAGATCGTGGAGTGGACGAAGGATTTGTTCAGCGCCAAGAAAGGCGTGGACGAATTCAACATCTCGTTGAAGGAAATGACCGAGATCGAGAAGGACGGCCGCGCCCAGATGGTGCGTACCCGCTTTGAACTGAAATCGGTTATCGGTGAAATAAAGGACTTCACCGGCAGCAAGGAGCAGGAAAAGGCGAAGGTGGAGGAACTGAACCGCAAATACGGGGAAAGTTTCGGTTATTATAAAACCCTTTCCGAGTGGTACGATACCCTTACCCAAAAGAGCGAGGACTACGTGCAGGTCTTGCTTCATCAGGCCAACGTCCAGAATCTGGTCAGCAAGGCGGCCGAAGCTGACGAAGAAGTAAACAAGATCAAGGCCCAGAAACCGGAAGAGGCTGAAAGTGCTATGGGATTCTTCGGAAAGATAGGGCAGTATTTGATACAAAGCAATATGGCGGAAGTCGGCCAGGTGTATGATGCGCAGGAGGCTATCCGAAAACATGATCAGGAGGCTTATGATATCCTGCTGAAAAATGCGGAGAACAAGCGTGACGGTTATCTGAAGAAGGCGGAGGAGGAAACGAGGAAAGCTGCCGAAGCCGCCAGGAAGGGAAATATAGGCGGACACTCCGATCCTAAACAGTCCGGTAAAAAAACGGAAACGGAAGCCAGGCAGCGTATGGCTACAGAGCGTAGGCTGACGCAGGAACTTGCCGCACTCCAGGCCGAGAATCGGAAAGAGGAGATAGACCGGATGAAAGACGGCACTGAAAAGAAACTGGCACAGATCGAATACGACTATAACAAGAGAAAAGAAGAAATAGCCCGTCAGGAAGCCGAATGGAAACGTGAAAACAAGGAAGCCGGTGTTTCCACCGGTGGCAATGGCCTGACTCCCGGTCAGAGGGATGCCCTTGCCGGCGCACGCGACTCCAACGATAAGAACCGGAGCGCAGCTCTTGCTGCCATTTTTGAAGATGAGAGGGAAAAAGAAGCCCAGGCCATGTGTGATTACCTGGCGGAATATGGGAGCTATGAAGAAAAGAAACTGGCCATTACCAAGGAGTATGAAAAACGTATCGCGGAAGCTACCACGGAAGGCGGTCGGAAAACACTTCAGGAAGAACTGAAGGAAAAAATGGCCGGTCTTGATCTGAAGGAATTGAAGGACGGATTGAATTGGGAAGCCGTATTCGGGGACCTCGACAAGGTATCCTCCGAAAGCCTCCAATCCCTCCGTACCCGTCTGAAGGAATATATCGATACCCAGAAGGACTTGCAGCCGGACAGCCTGAAAGACCTGGTGCGTGCCATTGACGCCATCGACAGGAAACTTAGCGAGCGCAATCCCTTTGCGGCATTGGAATCATCCTTGTCGCGGGTAAAATCCACGACCTTATCCGTCAAGGAGGCTCAGGAAGCCTATAACAAGGCCGTGAAAGAAGGAACTGAAACCGAGCAGAAGAATGCCCGGGCCGCACTGGATGCCGCTCGGAACGCGAAGCAGAGGGCACTGGCCGAGGCTACGGATGCCCTGCATGGCAGCGTAGGGCAGGAGAAGGAATACGTGGAAGCGGCAGAAGACCTGCTGGGACTGGTGGAACAGTTCGGTATCGATCCGCCGGAATGGATGGGCGAATACCTGGAAGGTTTGGGGCAGACGTTGGACGGCCTGGAAAGCATCGACCTGACCAAACCGATGAGTGTCATTACCGGCGGTATCAAGGCGGTAGGCGGCGCGGTGAAGACATTGTTCAGTTTAGGCGGCACCATCAACTGGAATGGAAGTAACGCGAAAGAGGTGCAGGCCACGATGGACCGGCTGACCAGCCGGAACGAAATGCTTCAGACTTCTATTGAGGACTTGACCGACACTATCAAACAGAGCAAGGGTACCAAATCCGTAGCTGCTTACCGCGATGCTTACCGGATGCAGCAAGAGACGGATTCGAACTACCTTCAGATGGCGATGGCGCAGGCCGGTTACCACGGCAGCCACCGCTCCTGGAATTATTATTGGGATGGTTTTTCCCAGGCACAGATAGACAAGCTGAGCGGACAGATCGGCCGCCAGTGGGACGGCAGTCTGTGGAGCCTGAGTCCGGAGGAGATGAAGGTCCTCAGAAGCAACGTGGACATGTGGACACAGATACAGGACACGGGCAAGGGCGGTTACGGCGGGCGGCTTACCGAGAAACTGGATGACTACATAGACCAGGCCGGAAAGCTGGAGGAACTGACCGACCGGCTGTACGAAGGGCTTACCGGCATTTCGTTCGATGGCATGTACGGCAGCTTTATCGATAACCTGATGGACATGAAGTATGGCGCGAAGGAGGCGGCCGATGATATCTCGGAATATTTCATGCGGGCGATGCTGAGCAACAAGATAGGGGAGATGTACAGCGAGAAGTTGAAGGGCTGGTGGGAACGGTTCGGCAAGGCGATGGAGGACAACGACCTGACGGAAGCGGAACGGAAGGCTTTGGCCGACGAATACTTGCAGTATGTGGAAGAGGCGGTGGACCTGCGCGACAAACTGGCGGCAGCCACCGGTTATGACAAGACGCAGCAAGGTGGTATGAGCCAGAGCGCGAAAGCGGGCGGCTTTACGGCCATGACGCAGGACCAGGGGACGAAGCTGGAGGGCATGTTCACCAGCGGGTTGCAGCACTGGAGCAGCATGGACGACCGGCTGGAAAGCGTGGTGGAGAAGATGGACACGGCCGAGGGCCACCTGGCCCGCATCGCTGAGAACACGGGTGTAAGTGCCGGCCACCTGGGCGAGATAAAGGATGAGATAAAGAAAATGATACGTGACGGACTAAAAGTGAAATGACATGGCAGATATATTGGGCGGGCTGGTGTTGGTGAACGACACGGACATCTGGACGGAGTACGGCGTGTTCCTGGTGGAGGACCGGCGCGGTGGCATGGATAACCTCTCGGCGATCCTGACCCCGAGCAAGACGAAGAAGGAGACGGCCGTGGACATACGGGAGGAGGACGGGGAGAAATACAGCGCGGTCCTTACCCCGAGGAACGAGGCGCGTGACGTGACGCTGCACTTTGCCCTGTATAATAAGACAAAGGAGGGATGGCTGCGGAAATATTTCGCGTTCATCAATTTCCTGAAGAAAGGGAAGGACGGGTGGCTCGACATCGCGTTTCCCCAACTTGATCTGACATTGCGTGTGAGATACACGGACAGTCCGAAGTTCACCCCGCTGACCTATTTGTGGCAGGAAGGGGTCCACGCTGGGAAATTCAAGGTGAAGTTCCGCGAGCCGGTACCGATTATATAACCATTCAAAGACGATTCGAATATGCTTTTAACGATATACGATAAAGCCGGGGCCAAGCGTGCGGATGTGGCTGCAAGTGACAGTTCGACGCAGAGCAAGGAGGTGCAGGGCGACAACGTGCTGGCGCTCTCCTTCACGCATTATGCCCATATCCCTCTTGATGTAGGCGACTTCACGGACTACATGGGCGAGCGGTACTGGCTGACGGAGCGGTACACCCCGAAAGAGAAAAGCGGTAGCGAGTGGGAGTATAACCTGAAGCTGTACGGTATCGAGAGCCTGATCAGGCGTTTTCTTGTGCTGGAGATAACGGACGGCGACACCAATCCCCTGTTTACATTGACGGCCACGCCCCGTGACCATGTCGCGATGGTAGTGAAGGCCATCAACGACGGCATGGGTAACATTACCGACTGGAAGGTGGGGCAGGTGGATGGTACCGATCTTATCGTGATCGACTACGAAGGTATGTACTGCGACCAGGCTTTGAAGGAGATCGCCGGCAAGGTGGGAGGCAAGGCCGAGTGGTGGGTCGAGGGGCACACGGTGAACGTGTGCCGTTGCGAACACGGCGAGGAGATCACGTTGGGATACGGCAAGGGGCTGACCTCCCTGGAGCGGGATACGAGCAATACGGCGAAGTTCTACACGCGCCTTTTTCCGATCGGGAGCAGCCGGAACATCGACGCCGAGAAGTACGGCAGCCCCCGTCTGATGCTCCCCGGAAAAAAGAAGTACGTGGAGGTGGGCGTGGACGAGTACGGTATCTATGACCACTACGAACAGGCCGCCTTCAGCGATATCTATCCCCGGCGGGTGGGCACGGTAAGCAGTGTCCGCAGTGAGGAGGTGACGGATGAAGAGGGCAAGGCCTTTACCGTCTATTACTTCAAGGACGGCGGGATGGATTTCGATCCTAACGATTATGAGTTGGCCGGTGAGACGAAACGCGTCTCCTTCCAAAGCGGTGACCTTTCCGGACTGGGAGAGGGGGACGACCATTATTTCGAGGTGAATTTCGATAGCGCCACCCGTGAGTTTGAGATCATCACGATCTGGCCTTACGGTGATGATACGCAGCTTCCGGGCGGCAAGCTCGTCCCGAAGGCCGGGGACACCTATGTCCTTTGGAACATCCGGATGCCGGATAAGTATTACCGGCTGGCAGAGGAGGAATTTGCGACTGCGGTGGACGAATACAACAAGGACCACTGGCTGGATATCGCCGCTTACAAGGCTCCGACCGATCATGTGTGGATCGAGCAGCAGGAAGTCGATTTGTTTGTCGGCCGGCGTGTGCGTTTGGAGAGTGCCGAGTATTTCCCAAAGGACGGCTACCGCAGGAGCCGCATTACGAAGATCACCCGTAAGGTAAACCTTCCCGGGGAGATGGACCTGGAGATCAGCGACGCCCTGCAGGTATCGAAATTTGACAGGGTAAACGACAGTATAGGGGAATTGAAAAGCTATACGAAAGCCAAGGCCGAAAGTTCCGGGCTTCCCGATATTATCCGGAGCTTCGATAATACGCTGCCGACCGACAACAACCTTTTCTCGGCAAAAAGAAGCCAAAGGGAATTCCTGAGTAAACGCCATCGGGATACCGCTGCCGAGGTGATCGGTTTTCTGAAAGGGGCTTATTTTGGGGATTACAAAGCCGGTGAATCCGGAGGCAATGTTGACGGCGACGGGAACGCCGAGTTTCTGACGGCTGTTATCCGGGAATTGCTCCGCAGTACCCGTTTCGTGGACGGCATGTTCGGCGAGGGTTGGCAGCTATGGATAGATAAAATAACGGGGCTGAGTAATCTTACGATAGACAAGGCGACCATCCGGCAGACGCTGGTCGCTATGGAACTGCTGATCGAGAAGGTGCGTAGCGTGGGGGGCCAGCTGGTTGTATCCGCCGCCAACGGTAAGATCAAGACCGTGACCAAGGAGGGCAACAATTACCGCATCACCTTTGAGCAGGAGAACACGTTCGTGGCGCATGATCTAATGCGCTGTGCCGTTTTTACGGGGGCGGAGATTAGGGGGTACTGGGTGGAAGTGTCGGAAGGCGACGCGGAAGGGATAACGGTACCCCAGAGGGAGTTTGGCGGAACGGAACCGAAGGCGGGTGATGAGTGCGTGCTGATGGGTAACACGGAAAACCCGCTCCGGCAGAATCTGATCAGCATATCGGCCACCGAGGACGGACAGCCACGTGTTGATATACTGGATGGTGTGAACGCGAAAAACTTCAACGGCTGTTTGCGTTGCCGCGTGGGTAATCTTGACGGTATCAAGGACAGCGCTTTCCCTGCGAATAACCAGCCGCACGGGAACGGCCTTTGTTCCGATAACGTGTGGCTGAAGGGTACGTTTATCCTTATGACTGGCGAGGATATCCTGACGAAATTTGAAATTACGGAGGGTAAGATACAGTCCGCCGTAGAAGGTCTGCGTGACGAGGTGAGGGAGGAGCAGAGCTTTTTCGATAACACCACGTTTACCGAGGGGATGAGTAAATGGATAAGCGGGTACAAGGCCGCGTTCCTGACTTTCGGCGGCAAGTGGATTCTTGCCGGTAACAAACTGTTGTCATCGAGCGAAAACGGCAACGTGGAGGTCGTAAAGACCGGCAAGGTTCCTTACGTCAGGATAACGAACAGCTACATCATGCAGAAGAACGGAGATTTCCGCACGATCCCCGATTTCAAGGAGTTGAACGGGGACGGGCTTCGCATTCCGGGCTATGTCTACCTGTCCTTCCATTACAAGGTGATCGAAGCCGGTCATCTTCGTATCGAGTTCGTGAACGGGAATAAGGCGGGATTCGAGAACTTCAATATGTTCGCTTACGACGGTGATTTGCCGGTCGGCGGGGAAAAGGCACTCAACCATTCCGGATTGTGGAACGGGACGGGTGACTTCAAGCTGTCGTTCACGGGTGTCATCCAAGTGTCCCTGTTGGTATTCTCGACAGACCGGACGGATGCCCTGGCGTACAAGTACGCGACTTTCTTTGACCAGTCGGACAAGATGATCCGGATTGCGGCGGCGAATTTCGACAAGGACGGCAACGTGCTGGAGCGATCCTCGATCATCACGACCGCAAAATACAACAGACTCATATCCGAGCGTTTCAACGATGACGGGTCGCTGAAGAACAGGTCCGGCCTGGTGACGACCGCCGATTTTTCCAGGCTGTTCGCCGAGGGTGTCACGAGTAGCGGCCTTGTCAAGAGTGCGGACCTGAAGGTCTATGTCAAGCATGACGAGTTCGGCAAGCTCGTTTCCGGTGTGACCATCACGGCCGACCAGATCGAGCTGGAGGGGCTTGTGACGGCGAACGGCTATTTCAAGGTATTTACGGACGGCAGCATCGCTGCGAGGAACGCAGACATTAGCGGGACCATCACGGCCGACAGCGGCAAGATAGGCGGCTTCACCATCGAGTCCGGCCGTTTGCATTGGAAGAGCCGCGATTATTTCGGAGGCGACTCGAGGAGCCTGAAACTGGGTGTATCCCAGACCTCGACGGAGGGGGTCGTGGACGTTGCCTTCAACGCCGCGACGGAAGGGCGGTTCGGCGTGAAGGCGGTGGGCTCCAACATGGGCGGCGCCGCCATATACGCCTCCACCGGCACGCTTACCTATCCCGGAAGCGGCATGACATATGCGGGCTTTTTCGTGGGCCCGACAAGTGTCAGGGGGGAGCTGGACAGTGATTATTGTGCGTCGGCAGGATTCCGGTATATAACCGGCCGGAACGCGAACGGCACTTACACTTACAACGCCGGTGTCAACTGGGGCGGCGGCATGTCGGAAAACCCCGACCTTGACAAGATACGCTTGATCGTGAGGGGTGGCATTATCGTGGGATACAACAAGGAATGAACATTTAAAACCAGGAGATATGAAAGTTGACTTAAACAGGAGATTCAAGGACTTCAACGGGAACGAGCTCGGCGGTGACACCATCGCCACAGCCGTTGCGGAAGCCCTGTTCAATTACGGCAAGGAGAAGCCCGTGGGCCGGGACGAGAAGTTCAAAGCTTACGTCCTTTGCCAGCGTATCATTCAGAACGGGGGCGTATTGGAGATCACCACCGAGGAAGGCACGCTCATCAAGGAGGTGTGCGGCGAATGCCTGACGGCCGGTGGTTACGGACAAGTGTATAAATTAATAGAGGGAGGGGAATGAGATGGCGTTGACAGAATCGGATATCAACCAGGTACTGGAGGCGATTAAGGCGGAATCGAAGAGCGTCGAGTCGCTCGAGACGGTCGGTTCGTTGAGCGGCGTGAGCTCCCTTCCCGCCCAGAAAGGGGACAAACTGGTGAGCGTCCCCATCTCCTTGCTCAGTAAACCGGCCGATGACGCGGCGGCGAGGGCGAACAAGGCCGCCGAGGCGGTCGAGGGGATCGCCGTCGACATGAACGAGGCGGTCGGCAAGGCGGAGGAAGCCACCAAAAAAATGTTGGAGGCGGTCCAGACCGCCGATGAGTCCGCCAAGGCCGCGCGAGATGCCGCGCAGGAGGCGAGGGATGCGATAGCCGGCGGTTACAAACATATACCGATGAGCGAGGAGGACTTCGAGGCGCTCCCTGAGAAAGACGACATGGGTATCTACCTGATTTACGAGGAGGAATAGCCATGATCCATGCGGGTGATAAGGAAATAACGGCCGTTTATGCCGGCAAGCGGGCGGTCACTGCAATCTACGTCGGCGCAAGGCTTGTCTGGCAGTCGATAAGGAGCTGCTTTGGCGCGGGCTATTGGCGTGGTGACAAACCCTGGAGCCGTACGGACGGATGGAAACGGATAAAATGACATTTAAAGAATAACGATATGGCGAAGAAAGTGTATGATACGGACGGTCTTGACATGCAGAAGACCGATTGGTCCGGGGACGAGTCCACGGGCGGCCTGCCGGTGAGCGGCCGTTTGGTGGAGAACTACATCAAGAGTATAGACGACAAGGCTACCCCTACGGAGGAGCTGGCCGCCGGTGAGACGAAAGCCCCCACGAGCGGCGCGGTGTTCGCCTCGCTGGTGGGCACCGTGACGAACATTGACGTGACGGACAGCGAGGACGGCACGCAGTACGTGATGACGGTCACGCAGAAGGACGGTGAGGGCGGGGAAAGCGACAGGGAGGTGCGCTTTTCCAAATATAGCGACGATGACAAGGTGGTGGTGAACATAGACCTGTCCGATACTTCGGGCTCCGCGTTGCCCGCTTCTCAGTATTTGTCGTTGGGTACCGGTTTCGTGGTGAGATATGCCGTTGGCGTGGGCACGGCCGGTGGCGGCGAGGTGAGTGGCTACAGCGACCTGAAGGCCAAGGTGGTCGTGAAACGTGGCTCTACGGTCCTTTCGGAATTCCAGGATGCGGAGTTTGTCGGCGTTACGGCCGGTCAGAGCTATACTTTTGACGCGTCGCCTTACCTGAAGGATGCCACGACCTACACCGTGCAGGTGGAGGCGCAGGCCGGTTATGATGGCGGTACGCTGATGAAAACCGCTACTGCCAGGGTGACGATGGTGACTATGGAACTAAGTACCACTTATTCGGTGGGGAACGGACTGGCTGACGGAGGGTACCGGAACGACGTGAACATCCCGTTCACGGCAAAGGGAACGAGTGGCGAGAAGAACATCTACTACCGTATCAACGCCGGGCAGCCCTATACGCTTGTCCTGTCAGCCGGTTCCGGTGTCCAGCAGAAGAACGTCACTGTTGCGCTGAGCGAAATGCGGGAGGGCATGAACGTGGTGGAAGCCTATGCGCTGCACGAGAACTCCGGCGTGGTGAGTGAGATACACTACCTGACCCTACTGAAAGCCGGGGAAGGTGTGACGGCCTATGCCGGCATGATGTTCAGCCACCGGGCGGCAGGGTTCCAGCGTGACTGGAAGCACCCCGTACTGGAGGCAGAGCAGTTCACGGCGTGGAACTTTACGTATGCCGGCTATGACAGGGATGCGTACACGGCCCGTGTGAAAGTGACCAGCCGGGGCAGTGTGGTGAAGGAAGACCTGCTGCAGCGCGGTGAGACCGGCAGCTACGGGCGGACGAACGTGAACGTGGAACCGCTGGATTACCGTGTGTCGTGCGGTGATGCCGTGCTTGAGGTGCAGGTGAACACCACATCGCACCCCGACATTGAAGCCACGCTGGCACCGGATGCCGTGTGCACGTTCGATGCCTTCGGGCGAAGCAACACGGAAAACAACCCGGAAAGCTGGGTGAGCGGGGACAAACGGATGGAATTCCGTGATGTGCTGTGGAGCGTGAACGAATACGGCGCAGGAAGCGGCTGGCACAAGGACCGCCTGCTGCTGGCCGGCGGTGCGGGCATGACACTGACGGCAGACGGCGGTTATCGCCCGTTCAATGAGGCGGACAAGCCCGAGGGTTTTGCCATCCGCGACGTGGGCATGACGTTGGAGATAGAATACAGCACGGCCAACGTGACTGACACCGACGCGGAGCTGATCACCTGTCTGGGCACCCTGCAAAACGGCAACCGTTACGGGCTGGTGGTGACCCCGGAGGAGGCGAAGTTCCTTACCGGCGTGGTGACGGAGGCGATGGATGCCGGTCAGGTCCTGCGCTATGAGGACTCGGTGGGTACGAAGTTTGAACCCGGTAAGAATATCCGTATCACTTACGTGTTCTACCCGGACGTGGAGACCAACGAGCAGCGGACGCTGATCGGCTTCTATGTGAACGGGGAGGAGTCGGCCGCCTCGAAGTGGCTGGACAAGGTGAACTTCGACATCCGGAGCCAGCTGGAGTTTAAATCGGAGGGGGCTGACCTGAACGTGAAGAGCGTGCGCATCTATAACAAGGCGCTGACCTCGGACGAGGTGCTTAACAACTACATCGTGGACCGCAACCATCTGGAGGATGCCGACGGGGAACCGGGCGTGCGCTCACTGGATGAGGACAACCGCGTGCTGAACGAGGGGGACACGGTGAGCATGGAGAAGCTGATGGGACTGATGAAGAAGCGGCGGAACTCGATCCTGGTACTGATAGGCACGGGCAGCGTGGGCAGCGAGGTGCCAAGCGAGAGCGACACGCTGAACGTGATGGACGCGCTGGCCCAGCTGAACAACAAGAAGGCCAACAAGCTGTGCCGGGAAGTTAGATTCTACAACGGTGAGAACCGGGCGCTGGACTGGATAGCCCGTGACATTTATCTGCGTATCCAGGGTACCAGTTCGGTGAACTATGCCCGCAAGAACCTGCGCTTCTACTTCCAGAAGACAGCCAGCGGTTACACGGCACGGATGAGCTATGGCGAGATAGACGGTAACGGGCAGCAGAGCAATCCGACAGCTACGGAGGGTAAGAAGAACCTGTTCCGACTGCGGGACAACTCGGTGGGGGCAAAACTCGCCTGTGCGAAGTGTGACTTTTCGGACTCCTCCATGACCACCAACACTGGTGGCGCGAAGTTCATTCATGACGGCATGAAGGAAATGGGCATCCTGACCCCGGCCCAGCAGTATGCCGCCGACCATGCGGATACGTGCAAGGAAGACATACGCTCGGCCATTGACGGCTTGCCCTGTGACCTGTTTGTGGCAAAGAGCGTGGATGAGGATCTGACCTACTACGGCCAGTACAACATGAACAACGAGAAGAGCGACAGCTACCCGATATTCGGCCAGGACAAGACCATCGGCAACGAGCAGTGGGGGACCGGCGATACGCTGAACTACCTGCAGGCGAACGGCGACCGGCCGAAGGAATACCTGCCCATCTGCATCGAGACGTTGAACAACTCGAACGACCTGTGCCTGTTCCGTTGGCTTCCGTCCACGGAGCCCGACCATACGGACTTCATGGATTTCAACTTTGACGGCGGTTTCGAGTTCAACCATCCGAAAGACGTGTTCTGGAACGATGGCGGAGGTGATGCCGAAGAAGAACCGAACATCAAGGAACACCTGGGCACCGGTGACAAGTACGACAAGATGTACAAGGCGCTTGACCGCATGATGAGTTTCCTCTATAAATGCGTGAAGGAAACGCCTGCCGGCAAGAATCTGGCCTATAACAAGGAGACGCACACCTTTGACGGGGTGGACTATGAGGATGACGGCAACAAGTTCCCGACGGCCAAATGGGCGAGCCCGACCTTCAAGGCGGAAGCCGGGAAGTATTTCAACCTTCCCAACCTGGCCGCCTACTACCTGTATGTACAATTCAACCTGGGTGTGGACCAGCTGGCGAAAAATATGCTGGTGCGGACATGGGACGGCGTGATGTGGTGGATAACCTATTACGACGGTGACTGCCAGCTGGGTTCGGACAACAAGTCGTTCCTGACCGGGAAGTATGACGACAACCGGCAGACGAAGCGAGACGGGGCCTATGTGATGCAGGGACACAACAGCTGGCTGTGGAACCTGATACTGGGCAATATGGGCAATCTGCTGGAGGAAGTGATGACCAGGGGTGTGAACGGCGGTACCAGCTTCATGAGTGCCTTCAGCATCCAGAAGGCCGTTGACCATTTCGACACCGAGCAGATGAAGAAGTGGTGCAGCCGGCTGTACAACAAATCAGGCATCTTCAAGTATGTGTATCCGTTCCTGAACGAGATGCCGGTGGGTGCGGACGGCGCGAAACAGACCTACCCGCAGATCTACGGTCTGAAGGGTTCGTTAAAGGCGCACCGGAACTACTTCATCCAGCGCAGGTATGACCTGAAGCAGGTGGAGTACGGTTATGTCTCTACGCTGGGCGCCCAGTTCTACCAGAGTACGGCATCGCTGGACAAGGCATACAAATTGAAGCCGATGCAGTACCGGCTGACCATCCCGTACCGTGTGCAGCTTTCCACCAGCAACGGCGTGCAGGCCGACAGCGGCGTGGTGGATGCGGACGTGCTCCACTCCCTGCAGCTGGCCCGTGCCTTCGGTGAGAACGACCCGCTGAAGATTATCGGCGCGGCCAAAATCAAGGAGCTGGTGTGGCATGAGGACGCGTTCGCCATCGGATTCAATTTCGGCTTGCTTACCTCATTGGTTAAACTTGACATGAGCGTGGAGAAAGCCAGCGGTTATCGTAACGGTTCATTCATGGCCTCGACGAACGGCATGCTTCTTCTGGAAGAGCTTAATATGCGCAACAACCAGCTGGCACGGAATGGCGATAACGGCAACGTGACGACCTTGGACTTGAGCTGGCAGGGACGGTTGAAGAAGCTGGACGTGAGAGGCACGGGGCTTACCCGCGTGAAACTTGCCACCGGTGCGCCTGTTGTGCAGTTATGCTTGCCGGAAACGATAGAGGAACTGTTTCTGGAATATCTTCCCAGGTTGGCAGAGAGCGGATTGGTACTGGATGGCATCGGTAACGTGCGAGGCTACCGGTTCATGGGTTGTCCGGGCATTGACGGGTTTGCCATGCTGGAACGTCTTCATCAGGCCAAGTTGAACGGTAGCGGTAAACTGGAGCGTTTTGTCCTTGACATCGATATGGAGGATGACGGCAGGCTGCTCGGGAAATACTACGATTATGGCACCTATACCTCCACCGGAGCGATAGACAACCGGCATTCCGGATTGCGTGGCAGGCTCTGCCTGACAAAGTACATGGATGACGAACAGGCCGACCGGTATCGTGAGCGGTATCCGGAACTGGAAATCGTACAACCGGCCTACAGCATCATCGAGTCGGACGAAAGTGCTCTGGACGATGCCAACATTTCCAACCCGGATAACGAGACCGGTTATAAGTATGGCAATACTTACGTCATGAATGCCCACGTGGCGGCAATCTTCAAGAAGCGCCACCGTGTGCTTGCCAAGGTAACGAAAAAGCCCACGAGCCGTAAAGTGGAGATGGCCGGCCTGACAGTTGACGTGAACAATCCGGACGGTGAAATGACCTATTGTTCGTTGGATGATACCACCAGCAATAAATACTACGACGGAAGCGCTGCCAAACTTGACAGCAGCGAGGGTGACTGGATGATGTACGAGCCGTTCTTCTGGTCGAAAGGTATCAATGACTATCTGAACGAGAAATATTACAGCTGTTACAGTTCCAACGGCCCCGACGATATGCCTCCCATCCCCGAAGCGACCGTTTTGACACTGTATGATATAAAAGAGAGCAAGGACGGCTACTTGGCGGAACGCAAACTACTGAGTGGCAAGCCCACGCTGAAAGACTCCTATAGCACGGACAAGACTTATTCGGTCTGCAAGGTGGATGTGCAAGGTTACAAGCGTGTGCGTTTTCCGAGTGTTCCCGGCACGGGTCTGGTCGGCAGTCTATTTGTAGACGGCTCCGGAAACGTAGTCAAAACCATCGTGGTTCCAACGATCGGCTTGAAGTTCGAGGCCGGCATGTACTTGATATCGGATGTTCCGGAGGACGCCACGGCCTTGTACTTCTCGATCTTGAACACGGCCGAGTTCGACAAGGTCGTTCTTTCCAACTCCGACAAGATCGAGGATATGGAGCCCGATTGGGTGGCCAACGAGGAACATCTTTGTGCGGTAGTAGGCAGTAGCGTGGTAGGTAGCAAGTTGCGTTCATGCATAACGGGTAATTCCACGACGGCCAGCATGAACTGGATCGACTTTCATTATTACTCGGTTCAGCGCGGTATGCAACAGATAGATGCGTTGATGCACTCCCGTATAGCGAACTTGTTTTACGCAAGATATGGCCGTCGTGACAGCCAGGAACAGTGCGGAGGCGGTCAGCATACGAACAATCGTATCACGGGTGGTACAGCCGGTTATGGTATGCAGGATACGATCGGTTATGACGATGTGTATAAAATAAACGACAAGATCACGAATTCCATCGTGGACGGTTCTATCCACCAGTACGCTTGGTATCGTGGCCAGGACGATTATGGTTCTCCGACCGTGACTCAGGTAAACAATATCAGTTGTCTGGGCTATGAGGACATCTACGGCCATAAGTACGACATGATGGACGGTGTTGATTTACCCAATGATAGCGGTAATTCAGGCAGGTGGCGTATTTGGATGCCGGACGGCACGGTGCGTTGGGTGAAGGGTAAAACGACCAGTGACCAGTGGATAACAGGTGTTGCCCATGGTAAATACATGGATATCGTACCGGTAGGAACAGCTAACGGCTCGTCCAGTACATATTATTGCGATAAATACTGGATAAGTACCGCAGCCAGCCGTGTGGTCTATCGCGGGTGCTACAATGCGTATGCGAATGGCGGCGTGTCGAATGCGAATGCGAATAACGATGCATCGTACTCGTACGCGAGTGTCGGCTCCCGTCTG